ACCGCGACGCCATCACCTTCGCCACCGCCGACCTTATCATGCCGCAAGGCGTCGATATGGCCTCGCGTCAGGTCCACAACGGCATCTCCATGCGGATCGTGCGTCAGTACGACATCAACAACGACCGTCTGCCGTGTCGTATTGATGTGCTGTACGGCTACAAGGTGATCCGTCCTGAGATGGCTGTGCGCGTCTGGGGCTAGGGTCAATCGAATCACTGAGAGGAATACACCATGGCACTTCCGAAGGTTGGTGACGGCTATCAAACTGGTGATGGCAATCTCGACGAGGTACTCAACGTAGGCGCATCGGGGCAGGTCGTTCAAGTTGCCAACGGCGCCGGGGGCGTAAGGCTGGGCTCTGCTGGGACGTCGAAAGTCGGCTTTTACGGCAAGGTTCCGGTGGTCCGGCGGGCGTATAGCTCCGCTGTCCACGCCACCAGCGCCATTGCAACGTCAGCTTCTTTCGGCGCGACCCAACTGGCCGCGCTGCAAGAGATCCAACTGACGCTGATTGGTCTGGGCATTTACGCCACTGCGTAACTTTGCGGGGGGGCTTCGGCCCCCTGACAACCCATGAAAGTTATCTTCTGCATCCCAACGCTTAAAAAACCGTACCAGCAAACGCTCGATAGCCTTGCGGCTTCTGTTCCGTTGATTCAAGCAGCGGGATGGGAGGAAGGCATGGTGTCCGAAATCGGCTGCCCCTACATCTCAGCCGCTCGGGCCACCATGCTGCGCAAGGCGCTCGACGTAAAAGCAGACGTTATTGTGTTTATCGACCACGATCTTTCCTGGAAGCCTCAAGACCTTCTGACCCTGATTGAAACCAAAGGCGACGTGGTTGCGGGGACGTATCGCTTCAAGAGAGACGAAGTCGAGTACATGGGGTCGGTGCTTACCGACGCTGACGGCTCGCCTCTGGTGCGGGATGACGGCGCGTTGCTGGCGTTCTCTGCGCCAGCGGGGTTTCTGAAGATAACCAAGCAGGCGGTCAACAAGTTCATGACTGCCTACCCGGAACTGGCATACGGCGATAAATTTAACCCGTATATCGACTTGTTCAATCATGGGGCGCACAAAGGCGTGTGGTACGGTGAAGACTACGCATTCTGTCGTAACTGGCGGGATGCGGGCGGGGAACTGATTATCGTGCCCGACCTTGACATTACGCATCACACCACCGAGAAGGCTTACGAAGGTAACTTTCATACGTACCTGCGTCAGCAACCCGGCGGCGACCTCTACGTGGAGTAGACATGCCTCAAAACACCAAGCCAATCGGCGTGGCCTTTGAAGACCCAGTGCTCAACGATGCCATCATCGGCACGTCTGGCGGCACTGTGGGATTTTATGGCAAAGCGCCCGTTACACAGCGTGCATCAAGCGTGCAAGCGACTACCAACATTGCAACGTCCGCATCGTTTGGGGCTACGCAACTGGCAGCGGTTCAGGAAATCATGAACACGCTGTCCGCGCTTGGCCTGTGGAAAGGCTCGGCTTGATCCGAGTCTTGCACGCAGGCTGCGGGCGGGGGCCACTTCCTGAGTGGTTCCCCGCTTGCGAAGAAGTGCGGCTCGACGCCTGCGCCGAGTGTGAGCCGGACATCGTCGCCAGCATCACCGACATGGGTGCTGTGGGCGAATTTGACATCGTGTACTGCTCGCATGTGCTGGAACACGTCTACCCGCACGAAGTACCGCAAGCAGTCTCGGAGATCTATCGGGTTCTAAAGCCCGGCGGTAAGGCCGTCATTCTTGTGCCGGATCTGGAAGACGTTTATCCGACGGAAGATGTGCTGTACGTGTCTCCGGCAGGGCCAATTACTGGCCTAGACCTGATGTACGGGCTGCGCACCGCGCTTGAAAACAACCCGTACATGGCGCACCACTGCGGTTTTGTGTCGGACACGCTACGAGACAGCCTGAAACAGTTTTCGGAAGTGCATATCAAGCGCACGGCGTTCAACAACCTTTTGGGCGTGGGGTTTAAGTGATTATCCATCTCAAGCACCCCGTTCACGGCCACAAGGTTGCGACGATGGACATGGAAGCGGAAGCAGATGAGAAAAACGGCTGGGAGCGGTATACTCCCGGCGAAGAAGTTGCGCCCAACGAGCTTGTCGTGGCGCGGCGTGGCCGACCGAGGGTGACCAATGAGCACGACCGCCGGGGACCAGATTAACGCGGCGCTGCGCCTGATCGGGCAACTAGCCGAAGGCGAGGTGCCCTCCGCTGCGACGACACAAGACGCTCTCGCGGCGATGCAGCAGATGATCGATAGCTGGAACCTTGAGCGGCTAATGGTCTACGCCACGCAAGACCAAGTCTTCACTTGGCCGCAAGGCGTGGCGACACGCACACTCGGCCCCACGGGCAATTTTGTAGGTGGGCGCCCCGTGAAGCTCGACGACGCCACCTACTTCCGCGATCCGGCGAATGGTTTGAGCTACGGCATCAAGATCATCAACCAGCAGCAGTACAACGGCATCGCGCTCAAAACGGTTACGGCAACCTACCCGCAGGTCATATGGCCGAACTTCACGAACCCCGACATCGAGATGACCATCTACCCGGTGGCTACAAGGCCGTTGGAGTGGCATTTCGTGTCCGTGGAGCCGCTGACCCAGCCTGTCAACGCAGCGACCGTGCTGGCCTTCCCGCCAGGATACCTGCGCTGCTTCAAGTACAGCCTCGCCTGCGAGATCGCTAACGAGTTTGGCATCGAGCCGCCGCCGACCGTGCAGCGGATCGCTATGACCAGCAAGCGTAACCTCAAGCGGGTCAACTTCCCCGACGACGTCATGTCCATGCCCTACAGCATCGTGGCGCGGCGGGGCCGGTACAACATCTACGCCGGATCATACTAATGGCAAACATCAAGATTTCTCAACTGCCGGTCGCATCGACGCCCCTGACTGGCGACGAGCTAGTGCCGTTGGTGCAGGGCGGGGCGACGGAACGCACGACCGTCGATCAACTCATCAACGCGGTGCGGGGGCAGACTACTTGGACTGGCACCAGCTATTCAGGCGAGTGGATCGGTGCGCCAAGCCTCTTCCGGCTGCGGATTGTCGGCACCGGCACGGTCACTCTGGATTCCCGCGACCGGCTGGGCACCATCACCACTGCCGTTGAGACCTACACGGTCTCCGGCGCCACCAATCAGATCGAATTCCCGTACCTGGGCGACGCGGCTGTCGAGATGCGAGCCACCTACCCGGCAGGGGTCACCTTGGAGGTTCTGGCATGAGCACCGGCTATCCCGTAAACCTGACGACCCTGATTAGCGGGGAGAATCAGAGCCTTGGCGCACTGGAAGTCATCGACGGCATCGGTGATTACGAGACGGTTGCCGCCAGCCAGACTGACCAAGTGCTCGGCAGCACGGGCGCGGCGGGCGACTACCTTGGCAAGCTGATCTGTGTGGTGGCGACTGCCGCGACCGCGCAGACGCAAATCAAGGACGGCAGCGGCAGCGCCATCACCGTGCTGCCCAACAGCCCCGGCGGCGGCATTGGCACCTATGTGATTCCGGTCGGTGCTAAGTGTACTGGAGCCGGTTGGAAAGTGACGACTGGCGCGGGCGTGTCGGTTATCGCGGTGGGGGCGTTTACCTGATGGCGACCTTCTACATTGACCCGACGGTGTCAGGGACGGGCACGGGCACGTTCGGCGATCCGTATAAATCGTGGGCGTCTATCGCGTTTTTTGCTGCCGGCAACACCTATTTGCAGAAAGCCGGGACGACTTTTTTTGGCACCATCACGGTCAATGTGGGCGGGTCGTCTGAAGCGACACGGGTAATCGTTGGGTCTTATGACCCGGTGACTGGCGCGGCCACGACTAATAAAGCGTTTATTGACGCCAGCACTTCTGGAAACTTGCGCGGGCTGCGAGTAGCCGGGTCGGTCAATTTCGTGACCGTTCAAGATCTGGACATCGTTGGCGGCAACGGCGTCGGCATCAGAACCTGCATGGACGCAGGGTCGTCTGGGTCGAAGGCGAACAACCTCAAATGCCTGCGTCTGCGGCTGCATGATGTGCAGTCCAGCGGCGCCAATGTGTCCGGTGGTCTCAACTTCTACAGCGACGATGCGGTCGTTGAAGACTGCGAAATCTTCAACATTGGTGACGATGGCATGTATGGTGAAGGGCTGCGACCTCGCATCTGGCGCAATCGCATTTACGATGTGTCGCAGAGCAACAACGTCGCGGGCGATCCCATTCAGTTGAACGGCAACTGCTCCGGTTTTAGCGTTTGCTACAACGACCTCACGCAGCCAAAATACCTTAAGCAGGTGTTCATTTGCAGCGGAGCGTCTCTTGGCAGCGGCGGATTGTTCGCTCACAACATCTGCCGTATGCCAACCGGCACCACGGGCAGCGGTTCTGTTAAGAACGTTTTCAACGACCAGCCGGGCGTTACGATCCAGGGTAACGTCATCATTGGGGGCGACCACGGCATCTGGCTTGATGGAACGACGCCAGACTGCCGAATAATTTCCAACGTCGTGATGCACGCATGGCAAGGCATTGTCAGCAACGGCGGCACGAACGTCATTGCCAACAACACCGTGCTTTACTCAACCGATCAAGGCTTCCGCGTCTTTACCGGCGGCGGCACGCCGACCATCACTAATAACATCGCGGCCTATTGCGGTGTCGGCATCGCGGCCATCGGCACGATCACAAAGACGACGAACTGTTACTTCAGCAACACCACTAATTTCTTGTCGCTTGGCAGCGGCGGGTCGATAGAAGGGTCTGCGGTCACGCAAGATCCGCGAGTGCAATCTGACGGCGGCATCCCGGCATCATCGCCCTGCGCCACCGCAGGCACCTACGTCTCCGGCGTCACGCTTGCCAACGGTCGCCTGCGCCCTGGGTTCGTGCCCATCGGCGCTTACATGGCTGTCCTGCCCCGCACCGTTAGGGTATGAAGACACCGTTCCTCGGCTCCAGCTATGTGGCCCGCAGCGTAAACGCTGCGGACAACCGCATGGTGAACCTGTACCCGGAAATTCTCGCCGAGGGTGGCAAGGAGGCGGCGTTCCTGACCCGTGCTCCGGGCCTGCGTCTGGTGACGACCGTGGGTGCCGGGCCGATCCGAGGGATGTTGGCTTACGGCGGGTTCGGCTACGTCGTCAGCGGCGTGGAGTTGTACCGCATCGACCAGTACTACAACGTCACGCTGCTCGGCACGGTCAGCGGCTCGGGGCCGGTCAGCATGGCGGACAACGGCGACCAGTTGTTCGTCGCCTGCGATCCGAAGAGCTACATCTACAACGCGACGACAGGCGTCTTTCAGGAAATCACCGACCCAGACTTCCCCGGCGCGAAGACGGTCTCGTTCTTGGACGGCTATTTCGTCTTCAGCCAGCCCGACTCGCAGAAGTTCTGGGTGACAAGTCTGCTCGACGGCACTTCGGTCGATCCGCTGGACTTCGCCAGCGCCGAAGGATCGCCTGACCGGCTGGTGTCGCTGATTGTCGATCACCGCGAGGTGTGGCTGTTTGGCACGTCCTCGGTCGAGGTCTGGTACAACGCCGGAGGCGTGGACTTTCCGCTGGAGCGGATTCAGGGTGCGTTCAACGAACTCGGTTGCGCTGCGGCGTACTCAGTCGCCAAGCTCGACAACGCGCTGTTCTGGCTGGGCGCAGACGCTCGCGGCAAGGGCATCGTCTACCGCAGCAACGGCTACACCGGCACGCGGGTCAGCACCCACGCTATCGAGTGGCAGATTCAGAGCTACAGTCGCATCGATGATGCCATCGGCTACACCTACCAGCAGGACGGGCATTCCTTCTATGTGCTGACGTTCCCGACGGCCAACGCTACTTGGGTGTTCGACGTGGCGACTGGGGCGTGGCATGAGCGGGCCAGTTGGATCACCAACCGGCTGGGGCGGCACCGCAGCAACTGCCAGATGGCGTACAACGGCGAAGTGCTGGTAGGCGACTACCAAAACGGCAAGGTCTACGCCTTCGACATGGACGTCCATTCGGACGCGGGCGAGATCCAGAAGTGGGTGCGGTCCTGGCGGGCGCTGCCGACGGGGCAGAACAACTTGAACCGTACCGCGCACCACGCGCTGCAACTGGACTGCGAGACGGGCGTCGGCTTGAACGGCAACGACGAGTTCGACTTCATCGACCTTGCGACTGAGGACAGCCCCGAGGTTTACGAATACCTTTTGCTGGAGAGCGGCGACACGCTGAGCGCCGAAGACGGCGCCCTGTTCTATACCGAGTATTACCCGGCGGCAGTTTCCACGCCGCTGGCGACCGAGTCGGACATCAACATCAACATCCTCGACTCGGTGGCTACGGTCGGTGCCGTGCCGCGCGTCATGCTGCGCTGGAGCGACGACGGCGGGCACACCTGGAGCAATGAGCATTGGCGGGAGATGGGCCGCATCGGCGAGCACAGCCACCGCGTCATCTGGCGGCGGCTGGGCATGACGCTCAAGCTGCGCGACCGCGTGTACGAGGTCAGCGGGACCGATCCGGTCAAGATCGCGCTGCTGGGCGCGGAACTGCAACTGAGTCCAACCAGTGGCTGAGGCTAACACTCAACTTCCGGCAGCGCGGGTGCCGCTGCTCGACGCCGCCACAGGGCTGATGGCGCGGGAGTGGTACCGCTTCTTCGTCAACCTTCAGACGGACGCGACGTCAGCGGACTCGGTCAACTTTGACAACGTTCGCCGGATCAACTTCGACAACACGCCCTCTCCGCCGGTCGTGTACTCCTCCGGCACGCTGGCGTGGGGCGGGACAGACGCGACGCTCGACCTCGGCATGAACTACGGCGTGGTCCAGCAGATCGGGCTGGACCTGTACGCCCGCGTGGAGAACCAGACCGGCATTACGATCCCTCGCGGCACGGTCGTCGGCTTCGCGGGCGTCGGCACCGGCAACACGCTGGCCGTGGCGCCGTACCTCGCGGACGGCTCGCAGCCGTCGCTGTACATCCTCGGCGTCATGGCCCATGACCTGCCCAACAGCGGGCAGCAGGGCTATTGCACCGTCTGGGGCGCGATAGCAGGCATCAACACAACGCTGTTCAGCGCGGGCGACATCCTCTACCCCTCGACCACGGTGGCGGGCGCGTACACCAACGTCAAGCCCACGGCGCCAAACAACGTTATCCCGGTGGCGGCGGTGATGAGCGTCGGCACGAACGGCGTCATCTTTGTGCGCCCGACTATCCAACAGCAGCAGTACTACGGCGTGTTTGTGAAGACCGACACGGTGACGCCTGCGGTCACAAACACCGAGTATCTGTTAGCTTTCAGTTCCACCCAAGTCGCTAACGGGGTGGCGCTCGGCACGCCCGCGTCGCGTGTTGTCGTGCCGGTGTCGGGGCTGTATCAGTTCAACGTCACCGTGCAGTTGACCAGCAGCAGCGCCAGCTCGAAAAACGTCTGGTTCTGGTTCAAAAAGAACGGCGTTAATATCGCCAACACGTCGCGGCTGGTGACGAGCAACATCAATAACGGGTACACCCCACTGGCGTTCATCGAGACGTTCTCGCTGAACGCGAACGATTACGTTGAACTGGCCTACGCATCGAATAATATCGACGTCTCGATCAACACCGTCTCTGGTCTGGCGGCGTCTGCACCCACCGCGCCTGCTATCGTGCTGACCGTGCAGCAGACTCAACAGTAAGGACCGACATGGCAACTCTGGCCCCGCAGCCGAAACTTCAGTTCTTCGACAACAACGGCAACCCGCTGTCGGGCGGCAGGCTCTACACCTACGTCGCTGGGACGACCACGCCGCAGGCGACGTTCACCGACGAGACCGGCACGGTCACCAACACCAATCCGGTCATCCTCGACTCTCGCGGCGAGGCGAACGTCTGGTTCGGCCCTGGCACCTACAAGCTCAAGCTGGCCACGGCGGCGGACGTCGAGGTCTGGTCGGTAGACGACATCGGCTCGCAACTGTCCGTGGCCGATCTGGCCACCGGCATCCAGACGTGGCTGGGCAATCCGACGTCCGCCAATCTGCGCACCGCGATGGTGGATGAGACCGGCACGGGGGCGCTGGTGTTTGCCAACGCCCCCACGCTGGTGACCCCAGCGGTAGACGTCATCAACGAAGCCACCCCCGGCTTCGGCGTGACCATCGACGGCGTGCTGCTGAAAGACAACGACGTCTCGGCTCAGGACGTCACCGGCAGCGCCACGGTCAACGCACCAATCGTCAACGCTACCGGCACCAGCAGCAGCGGCGGCATCGTGCGGCTGTACGAGGATACTGACACCGGCACCAACTATGTGCAGTTGACCGCGCCTTCGTCGATAGCATCTAACCGTGTACTGACGTTGCCGGATAGTGTCGGTGCTGCGGGGCAGACGCTGATAAGCAATGGCAGCGGAACGTTGTCGTTTGCGTCTATCCCGACTGCGGGAACGATGCTAACCGCTGTGTCGCAAACAGAACTTGAATTCTTAAGCATTCCTGCTTGGGCTAAACGTATCACAATGGCTTTTGCTGGTTTGTCCGCATCGAACAACACCCAGCCGCTAATTCAGATGGGCACAGCCACTGCCTATGAAGTAACTGGCTACACAACTGCCATCCAGTACATCGGCGTTGGATCGTCCGCCGCTGTCACTAGCGGCTGGCCGCTGGCGGGCAACCTTGCGGCGGTGAACACTTATGGCGGCAAGTTTGAGTTTAACCTGATCGACGCCAGCGCCAATACTTGGGTTGGTACGGGCCAGATTCTTCAGCTTAACGGCGGTTTGACGCCTAATCTATGCGTTGGCTACAAGTCGCTTGGGTCTGTGCTTACCCGCATTCGGCTGTACATCAACGGTACGGATACGTTCGACACAGGCTCCGTGAACATCCTCTACGAATGAGCGCGGGCGTTCAGACCGCGCAGATGCGCGGCAAAGTGCAGGCGCTGCAAGAAGAGATCCTCAAGCAGCCCCAAGTGGAACTGCCGACTGAGCACATCTTCCACGGCGGCATGTATTGCCGTCAGGTGTGGCAACCGGCTGGGACTATAATCGTCGGCAAGGTCCACAAGAAGGAACACTTCTTCATGGTGGTGTCGGGATGCGTTGCGGTGTCGGTCGGCGAGGAGGCGCAAGAGATACGCGCCCCGTTCCTGCTGACCAGCCATCCGGGCGACAAGCGGGCGATCTACGCGATCACCGACACGCTGTACATGACCGTCCACCGCACCGACGAAACGGATGTCGCGGCGGCGGAAGATGAACTGGTGGAATACGATCCGACCTGCCCGTTTCTGGTCGGCAACAAGCTAAAGGTGCTGCCATGTCAATGATCGCTGCCGCTGCTGGAATTATGGGTGGGGCGCAGATACTCGGCGGGCTTATTCAAGGCCGCGCTGCGGGTAAAGCCGCCGACGCGCAAGCGCGAGCGCAAGCCGACGCGATGGCGGCGCAGGAGCGCATGTTCAACCGCCAAATGGAACTGCAAGAGCCGTTCCGGCAGGCCGGACTGACCGGGCAGAACCGCCTGATGCAACTGCTTGGGCTGGGCGGCGACACAACTGCTGCCGACTACGGTTCGGCGGCGCAGCCGTTCGGCATGGAGCAGTTTGAGAACGACCCCGGTTACGCCTTCCGCATGAGCGAAGGCATGAAGGCGCTGGAACGGTCAGCCGCAGCGCGGGGTGGTATGCTGTCCGGCGGGGCGCTGCGCGGCATCACGCGCTTCGGTCAGGATCTGGCGAGTCAAGAGTACCAGAATGCCTTCAATCGCTACCAAATCGAGCGGCAGGCGCGGCTCAACCCGCTTCAGTCGCTGATGGGTGCGGGCCAGTCCGCCACCAACGTTACGACCGGCGCGGCAGGCACCTACGGTCAGCAGGCAGCGGAAGGACTGACGTCTTTGGGCAACATCCGCGCCAGCCAGTACATGGGGCGGGCGCAGGCGTTGGGTGGGGCGCTGCAAGGTGCAGCGGGAGCGTTCGGCGACTATGCCGCCATGAACCAGATGCAAGGCTTCCAGAACCGACTGCTGGACCTTGAGACGCAGCGGCTTAACCGCATGTCGGGCGGCGGATCGACATTTATTCCCGGCTCTACGGGTGGCGGGGCTTATGACTGGTCGCGAGTTGGGAGACCTTAATTATGCCAATTGACGTTTCCATTCTTCGCCCGCAGCCGCTGCCGCAAGGGCCGTCGCTGCTGGAGTCGCAAGCCCGCGCCAATCAATTGATGGCGTCGCAGTCGCAGCTTGCGATGAACACGCTTCAGATGCAGAAGGCGCAGCGGGAGATGCAGCGCGAGGAGCAGATGAACGCGCTGCTGTCGAATCCCGACGTCATCGACCCGACGACCGGACAGATTAAGCCGGGGGCTTTTGCCGTACTTGGTGAGCAGGGCGCGGGCGGGCTGGCGCCGAAGTTCTTTGAGTTGTCGCTGTCGCAGCAGAAGGCGCGGCGGGAAGCCGAAGAAGCAGGACTCAAGCAGAAAACTGCCCGCTTTGAGTTGCTGGGTAAGAAAATACAACAGTACCGCGACAACATGGCCCGGGTGACTACGCCGGAAGCCGCCCGAGCCGGGGTTGTGGCGCTGTATGCGGATGAAGATGTAGCGGAATTTATTAAGTCGCAAGGCGGCAGTGAGGAGGCGTCGCTGAAAGAACTTGACGCCGCAAATGCAGCGGGGCCGGAAGGTTTTCAGGCTTGGCAAGCGAAAACCTCGCAAGCCGCAGACGTAGTCGCTGGGCGTCTTCAAGACGAAGCGCAGTTTGGCTACGTAACCCGCGAGGCCCGCGACATTTTGGCGCAGATGAAAGGCCGTGAAGGCGCACGGCTAACCGGCGCGGCTACCAGTCTGGAAATTAGCCCCGACGGCAAGCCTATGGTGGGTGCGCCTGGGGTTATGGCCACGACCGCCAACCAGATCTTGCAGCATCAGATATCTGCGGAACTGGCGATGGAGAAGGGCAACGCCAAGTTGGCCGAGACTTTCATGGGGCTGGCGCAGAAGTTGACGCAATCTGTTCCACAGGAATACCGGGAGTATCTGCTCGCTAAAGCAGACGAAGGTTTCCGTCGATACGAACTTGAAAAGCGCAAGGCAAGCGCCGCCAGCACAACGGTTAAACTTCCTCCGTCGCAAACCGCTGAACAGACGCAGCGCGGCGGATTTTTGATGGATACGTTTAAGACTATCAGTCAGCGGGCCGACCAAGCGCGGCGTACTATAGCGCGGGTAGACATAGCCAAGTCCGTGCTTGATAGAGGTTTTAGAACTGGGTGGGGTGCTGAGGCGCAGGCGTCAGCGGCTTCGGTGCTTAGCGCGTTGGGCCTTAGTAAAGACGCCGAAAAATACGCGGCAAACGCTCAGTCGTTTTTGGCGATGGCCCGCGAAACTGTTCAGGAAAAAATGCTGGCTCAGAAAGGCCCGCAAACTGATAACGACGCTAAACGGCTCGACCAAACAGCCGCTTCGCTCACTAACGAACGCGAGGCTAACGAGTTTATTTTGGCGGTTACTACGGCCTTGGCAAACCGCGATATTGCCGAACGTAAGTTCTATGCTGACTGGTATCGCAAGAACAAGACTTACGACGGTGCCGAAGACGCTTGGGTGGAAGGCCCTGCCAGCAAATCTATTTTTGATGACCCGGCGCTGAAAAAATACGCGCCTGCTACTGGCGGCAAAGCTCCTGCCGCGCCCACTGCCGGCGGGCAGCGAAAGCCGCTTGGCGACATCTTCAAGTGACCCGCGACGATGGCTGACTATCAGACACAGATAGACGAAGCGCGGCGGCAAGGCTACGCCGACGACGAGATCATTCAGCATCTACGCAGCAAAGACCCCAAGGTCGAGCGGGCGCTGAAGGAAGGCTATTCGTCGCAGGAGATCATGCAGTTCTTGTCGCCGGGAAGCGCCCCGGCGCCCGCCGCCGCGCCGCAAAAACGGGGTGTGTTGGGCACCGTCGCCCGCTTTGGAGGTCTGGCAGGCAAAGCCGCTGCGCCTGCGGCCATTGGTACAACGGCTGGGACGCTGCTGGGATCTCCTGCGGGCCCTCCCGGCATGGCGGCGGGGGCGCTGATCGGCGGGCTGGCCGTGCCCGTCGCCGACGCAGGTGTGATGGCGTACAACGCGCTGATGGGCGGGCAGGTGCGGTTGCCGTCCGACATCATCCGCAATTACCTGCCAGGACCGACACCAGAGACGGCAGGCGAGCGTGTGTTCTCCTCCGGCGCCGAGGCGCTGCTGGGCACGGCGCCGCAGGTCGGCGCTGCGCGGGTGCTGGCCAGCGCCGGTCGGCCCGCTGCACAGGCGGTCGGGCGTGTGGTTGGCGCAGAGCCGACCCGGCAGATGATTGCGGCCCCGGCAGCAGGCGTCGCAGGGCAGGCGACGGTCGAGGCCACCGACAGCCCGCTGGCGGGCTTGGCGGCGGGCACTGTAGCTGGCGGGGCGACCGGGGTGCGCAAGACGGTGCGCGAGGCGGTGCCGTCCGCCGAAGATCTGACTAAGAAAGCGAAGCAGAACTATCAGATCCTCGACAAGTCTGGCTTCCGCATGGACGCTGACAAGTTCGCCGCTCGCATGGCAAACGAGGCAGCGGACATGCGGCGCACGGTCGGCTACACGCCGACGGCGTATCCGCGCATCGCGGCGATAGTCGAGGAAATGTCCGCTGCGATGCCTAAAGACGTGGCGGAACTGCAAGGCCTGCGCAAGATGATTCAAGGCGCGAAAGGCAGTACAGACGCGCAGGAGCGTCTAATCGCGTCTGAACTGATGGACCGCTTTGACGACTACATCGTAAACGCCCCTTCCAGCGACATTGTCGCGGGCCGCACAGATGTCCTCAAGGCGTGGGAGCAGGCGCGGAAGGACTACTCTCGCATGAAGAAGAGCGAGGTGTTCCAGGACATGATTGAGAACGCCGACTTTACCACTGCTGGCAAGGAGCAGGCGCTGACGACCGCGCTGCAACAACTGGCCCGCAACAAGCGGCGTATGCGCGTATTCACGCCCGATGAGCAGGAGCAGATCAAGGCGGCGGCGAAGGGCGGCAAGTTGCAGGACATGATGCGGGTTGTGGCTAAGTTCACGCCGATGACGCCCGCCGCTGCTATCTTTACCGCTGTCTCTGGCCCTTACGGTGCTGGGCTGGCAGGCGCGGGGCTTGCCGCCCGTCAACTGGGCGGTCAACTCCGCACCCGCGACGTCAACCGGCTGGCGGAACAGATGCGGTTGGGCCAGCGTCCCGGCATAATTCAAGGGCCGTTCGACGCAGTGCCGATCACGGCTGCGCGAGGCGCCATGTCCTCGCCGTACTTTCAAGATCCGACGAACGCGCTGGTTGTGGAGTAGCATGGACCTTCAGACCCTATTCAACATCGCCGTCGCGCTGGCGGGCGGCTTCGGCGGGTGGATCCTGAACAGCATCTATCGGTCCCTCGAGCGGTTGGACCAGGACGTGCGGGCCATGCCGCACACCTACGTGTCGCGCAGCGACTACCGCGACGACATCAAGGACATCAAGGACATGCTGAGCAAACTTTTCGACAAACTCGACGCAAAGGTGGACAAGCTATGAGAGCGTTCCTGCTGGCTAGATCGAAAGAGGCGTCAACGTGGCGCGGCATTACGCTGTTCCTCACGGCGCTGGGCGTGCCGCTGGCTCCGCAACTGGCCGAGGCTATCGTGGCGGCGGGGCTGGGCGTCGCCGGTCTGCTGGGTGTGCTGCTGCCGGATGGCCATAACTAACTTCGACCGCTGCCTCGCCTTGGTGCTGGCGCACGAAGGCGGGTTCGTCAACCACCCGCAGGACCCCGGTGGCGCCACGAACCTAGGCGTTACCAAGGCAGTCTGGCAAGAGTGGCGCGGGCGCCCGGTAACAACGGCGGAGATGCGGCGGCTGAAGCCCATCGACGTTGAGCCGCTCTACCGCAGGCGCTTCTGGGACCGCGTAAGGGGCGATGACCTGCCGCTAGGCGTGGACTACTGCGTCTTCGACGCGGCAGTGAACAGCGGTCCTGGCCGCGCCGCCAAGTGGCTACAGGAAGTCTTGGGTGTGCCACAAGACGGCGCGGTCGGTCTCGTTACGCTGGATGCGGCAAGAGACTTCCCCAAGGCGGAACTGATCCGGCGCTATTGTCAGGAGCGGCTGGAGTTCCTTCAAGGCCTGCGGACGTTTTCGGTGTTTGGCCGGGGCTGGTCGGCTCGGGTAAGGGAAGTGGAAGCTGTTGCCACTCAGATGTTGGTCTGACGTTCATTGATGGGCCTCGCAAGAATCCATTTGTCGCCAAGGATGCGAATAGACCGCAGCCAAGCGCGGCGGTTGTACCGATCCAAGTTCTTGTCACCGGAGCGCCAGAGGCGGCAGGCGCGGGTCAAAAGGTCACGCCGCATCGCCGTCTCCCATGATTTCCTGCCGCTCGCGGGCGTCGCGCAAGACGCAGTACCGCTGGTGGAGCCGTAGCATCACGGTCTTGCGGCGGGCGCCGGTCCGTTCCGCCTGAATCAGTTCGTACAGTTCGGTCTCGCTCAGGTCGGGCAATCTTTGGTTCATTTGGCGCCAGTTCACGGGTTTGCCCTCATAACTTTGTTAATAGCAGAATTAAGAATATGTTGAGGAGTGCCGGGGCGCGGCGGCGTTTCGTCGTCGCCCATAAGTTCCTCAAGAATTGGGTGTATCTCTTGTATAGCTTCTAGCATCATTTGATGCCTATCCCTCACTTCTTGAATTTCTGTATGTTTGGCTTCAAGAAGCATGTGTAACCAATATCTTGTGCCTGCATCGCCTACGGCTTGCATTCTCAATTCTTTGATTTCTTCGCGGAGTGCAGCAATCAATTTTGCAGTTGCGTCTTTCATAATTTCTCCTTCAGTCGTTGTGGAATCTTCGGCAGCGGCGACCACGCCACGCAGTCGTCGCCCCAGTGCCCCAGCACCGCCACGCCGCCCTTGGTGAGCAGCAGCAGCTTGCGGGCGCGGGGTGGTGGGTCTTCATCCGGGTCGCGCCAGTACGCCACGGGCGCGGTGATCGGGTCTTTCATCCCTGCCCCCTTGCGCGGATGGCGGCGGCGCATTCCGGCCAATCAAAAGCATTTGATTCCTCGCACACCTTCGCACACGCCTCGCGCTCGGCGGCGGCGACAAGGGCGGCGAAGCGTTCAAGCTCACTGCCATCAAAAATCCAAAAGTTTTCGGTTATAAACTTATCAGCGTTAGCCTCCCGCGCCATGCGGATGATGTCGCCTTGGGTCATGGCTTTGCCTCTATCCGACATTCAACGAAGAGTCCTCGCCAGCCGCATGCGTCGAGGTGTGCGTACAGCCCTAAACCAATAAAAGCAAAAACACCAACCGTCATTGCTAGAAGACACGCGGTCCAAAAAAGGCTCACCAAGGTTCGTTTGAAGCTCATCGCAGCGCCTCCAGTGCAGCGTCCGACACGCTGCGTTTGTTCCGTAATGCAGTCCACATCTTCTCGTCCACGGTACCCTCCATCAACATGACATAACACCAGACCGGGTGCTGCTGACCGCTGCGGTGCAGTCGCCCGATAGCCTGTTCGTATAGCTCCAGCGACCACGGCAGCGACAGGAACACGACATGGTGCCCGCCGTGCTGGAGGTTCAGCCCATGCCCTGCGGCTGCGGGGTGCAGCAGCAAGACTTCCAGATCGCCACGGTTCCAGAGGTCGATGTCGTCCACCGTCCCGGCGTGCGGGTAGCGTTGGCGTAGGGCGTCGTATTCGGCTTGGAACTGGTAGAACACGATGGTGGGCGCTCGCTGGTTCTCCTCCAGCAGTTCCGCGAGCCGGTCCAACTTGACCGTGTGCGTCCAGTGCGCCTCGCGCTCCTCGTCGTACACGAACCCCGCCGCTAACTGCTGCAATTTCTGCCCCGCCGCCGCAGCGGTCACGGCGCTGATGGTCTGGCCCTCAAACTCCAGCACGAACTCTTTCTGCATCTTGCGGTAGTCGGTCATGTCCATCTGGCACGGCACCTCGACCGTGTGCAGCGGCGGCAGGGTGTCGGTGTACACGCCCGCCTCCAGCAGGTAGGTCCACGGGCGGATGCGACCCATGACGTGCTCCAGCGCGCCATGCCGCGCCGACCACTGGCCGAACTCCTGGTTGACGCAGTGGAAGTACAGCTGCAAGAAGGCGCCCTTGCTGCGGCCCAGCATCGTCTGCTGGACGATCTTGCACTGCCCGAAGACGTCCTCCAGACCGTTGCTGGTAAAGCTGCCCGTCAGGCCCCAGCGCACCTCGATGTGTTTGATCGCCTTCTCTAGCGCCTTGAAGCGTTTGCCGCTCGGGTTCTTCAGCCGCGTGAGTTCGTCGAACACCACAGCCCGGAACGTCTCGATCTCCGGCTGCTGCACCAGCCACTCGATGCTGTCGTAGTTCGTGACGACCACCTCGGCCCGCGACCGCAGCGCCTCGATGCGCTCCTTGGGCGAGCCGCAGGCGACCTCGACGTGCAACTCTGGCGCCCACTTCTCCGCTTCCGCAGGCCAGACGTGCTGCGCCACCCGCAGCGGCGCCAGCACCAACACCCGGTAGCCGGCGTCCTGCACCAGACTATAGATCGCGTCCAGCGCCGTGGCCGTCTTGCCCGCGCCGACCGGCGCCAGCACCATCGCCCGGTCGTTGTCGTACAGGAAGTCGGCAGCGGCTCGCTGGTAAGGGCGCAGGGTCATAGGGCGCCCCACTGGTCCGCCATCGCGGCAGCGATACCTGCGTAAGTCTTGCTGCGTTCTTTCCAACGTGTCGGGCTTGGCGCCATGCGATGCACCCGCGCCTCGCGCCCGTCTACGATGTTGGTGGGTGTCAGTTTCTGGAGATTTTTCAACCACAGACAAGTCGCTTTTGTTTCGCCGTGCCCAAACTGCCACGGCTGGATCACCTGATCAGGCTTGCGGATGCGACTGCTGATGATGCTGACCGGGTTTTCCAGCGCAATGCGCGGTATCGGCGCGGCCAGCAGAAGGCGCACGAAGTCCAGCGCCTCCGCCTGCTCGACCTGCTTGTCCTTGAACCAGCGAGCGCCGCTAACCGCCAGATGCGTGCAGGGCGGGTGCGCTACCATCAGATCCCACCCGTCACCCAGCACGTCCCGGACGTCGCCTTGATAGTGCGGCCCCGGCGCGTCGGTCGGCAACAGGTCGCAGGACATGGCGGCATGTCCCCGAGCGATAAACGCATCCCGCACCGCGCCGCTGTATTCACACGCTACGAGGACTCTCATAAGTCGAACATGCTCATGATGACGCCGCCGACCAGCAGCGACGCGATAATCCAGTGACCGGTGCTGTAGAGCACCACGACCGCCCAACCTAACGCTATCAACATGATGAGAGCCATGCGTCGATCTCCTCTTTAGACCATACGACAATGTACCGTTGCCCGAGCCGCTGCATCTCTCGGCCAAACAGCGTTTGCAAGCCGGTCAACCTGCCACCAGGGCGCTTAACTTCAACGAACCACGTCTGCCCCGGCAGGCACACGACGCGGTCCGCCACGCCCCTATGCGCGGGTGAAACGAACTTGTACGCTACGCCTCCTTGCTCCCGCACGCGGCGGACGAGGTAGGCTTCGATGTCTTTCTCTAGTTCCATGCTGCACAGCTTGCCATACAAAAAAGTGTTGCACAACCCCTAAGTTTTGCGCTAGAGTTCGTCCAGCAGTGCCAACCAAAGGAGAGTGCCGTGAAACTTGAGTTGACTGAGAGTGAAGTGAAGGACATCGTGCTGCGCCACATTCGGGAAGTGTTCCCTGCGCAGTGGAGCGCCGTCGAGTTCGATTGCGGCTATGGATATCTGCGCAAGATCACCGTCGAGACCAAGGAGGCGACAGATGACTGACCGCGAACTGCTAGAACTGGCTGCGAAAGCGGCGGGGTTGCCGCATCAATGGTGCGACGCATGGAACACGATGGCGAAAACTTCACCGGACGGCGGATTCGTTTTCAACCATGTCTGGAACCCCCTCACCGATGACGGCGATGCGCTGCGGCTGGCGGTGCAATTGGGGTTGCTTGGTGCGCCGTTCATGACGCTTGCTTGGATTGAGGCGCTTGGTGATTCAGACCCCTTCGCCGCCACCCGCCGCGCCATCGTCAGGGCTGCGGCAGAGATTGGGAGGGCGATGAAATGACCGCGCATAGTTCTATCGTCGGCGGCAGCACCGCCAAGCGCGTTATCGCTTGTCCCGGCAGCGTGGCGCTCTGCGCCAAGATGCCGCCGCAGCCGCCCAGCCCCTACGCCGAGGAGGGTACGCTCCTGCACTTGGCTATCCAGACTGTGCTCGACACAGGCGAGTCGGCGGTGGACGTCGGGCTGGAAATGGGCCTGACGGACCGCCAGATCGAGAAGATCCGGTTCTGCGAGGAAACGCTCGACCTGATTGACCCGCTGTTTGACACTTACTGGAAGATTGAGGCAAGGGTCGGGTTCGACGGTGCGCTTGCAGGCGTTTACGGCACCGTGGACCTGCTGGGCCAGCGCCGCGAGACCGGCATCATTCTCGACTGGAAGTTCGGCGACGGCGTGGCGGTGGACGCCATCGAGAACGAGCAACTTCTGTTTTACGCTGCTGCCGCTCGCGCCTCGGGGCATCTGCACGGCACCAGCCGCCTGCGCCTCATCATCGTCCAGCCGCCCTACGTCCGCGAGTGGCAGACCGACTGGGCGCGAGTGGACCAGTTCGAAACGGACTTGCTGATCGCGGTCAAGTTGGCCCAGTCCGCCGAGCCGCCGATGGCCTTGGGGTCGCACTGCCGGTGGTGTGCGGCCAAGCCGATCTGCCCTATGATGACGGGTGCGGCGGACCGTGCGCTGCGGGCCTCGCTGGAGGGCCTCGACGCTGCCGCCATTGGCGAGCACCTCCAGCAGGCGGATCTGCTGGAGGACTGGATCAAGTCGGTGCGCGATCTGGGCCAGCAGATGCTGGAGAACACCGTCGCCGTGCCAGGGTGGAAGTTGGTGCAGAAGCAGGCGCGAAGGAAATGGGTCGATGAGGCCCGAGCACTGGAGGTGTTGGGTGAGGAGTTCGTCGAGCGTTCGCTGATGACGCCCGCCCAGGTCGAGAAGGTGCTGAAGAAACGCAAGGAGACACTGCCGGATGACTTGATTGTGGCGGTGTCGTCAGGCGTCACGCTGGCGACCGAGGCTGATCCCCGGCCCGCCGTCGTGCAAATCGGGCGGCAGTTGACCGCTGCCCTCTCTAAAATCGTCTAGTGGAGTTCTGAAATGACTGGTCTTGTTAAGTTCGCTGGAGCAAACCTTCCCGCAGTCGCTAGCCTGTCCACCGCCCTTCGGGCCATCCAAGCCGACGTCGGCCCCGCCGGTAGCGCCATCCTCAAGATGGACAAAGGGGGCCATTGGGTTTTCGGCGCCGATCAAACCGAGGTGGAGGAGGGCAGCAAGTGGGCCATCAACCCCTTCGGTTTCGTCCACGGCTTTATCGCTTGGGGCGAGGGTGATGTTCTTGCCGAAAAGTTGGTGCCGATCACCCAGCCGCTGCCGGAGGTGGACGCTGCGCCGCCCGGCGCCCGCAAAGGCTGGGAGTTGCAGGTCGGCCTGCAAGCCAAGTGCACCAGCGGTGAGGACGAAGGGCTGGAGGTGCGGTACGCCACTACCTCGGTCGGTGGCAAACGCGCCGTGCAGGAACTGGCCTTGAAGATCGCCGAGCAGGTCGAGAAGGACCCCAGCAAGCCGGTGCCGGTGGTCACGCTGTCGAAGAGCCATTATCAACACAAGCAGTACGGCAGGATTTACACCCCGGAATTTGGGGTTGTGGATTGGGTCTCGATGACGGGCGAGGACGCGGCTGACGCCGACGCCGAGCCGGAAGTCGAGGCGGCAGAGGACGCCGAGCAGCCGCGCCGTCGTCGTCGCGTCGCAGCCTAACCCACCTGCGGAGGGCGGGGGCTTCGGCCCCCGTTTTTGTTTATGCGTACTTTGTTCTGCGACTTCGAGACCCGCAGCCGCTGTGACCTCAAGGCGGCGGGCACCCACAAATATGCGCTCGACGCCAGCACTGAGGTGCTGTGCATGTCCTACGCGTTCGACGATGAACCTGTTAAGACATGGACGCCAGATTCACCATTTCCGGCGAACGTGTTAAATCACCAGGGCCAGATCCGCGCTCACAACGCCGCGTTCGAGCGGCTCATCTTCTGGCATGTGCTGGAGATCCCGTTCCGGCTGGAGCAGTTCTACTGCACCAGCGCACAGGCTCGCGCTAACTGCGCTCCCGGCTCGCTGGAGGACGTCGGAAGGTTCGCCAGCTCTGACATGCGGAAGGACCACCGAGGGGCGCAGTTGATCCGACTGCTCTGCATCCCGCAAGCCGACGGGACGTTCCGGGAAGACCCGGCGCTGATGCGAGAGATGATCGCCTACTGCGAACAGGACGTCCGCACCATGCGGGAGATCTCCAAGGCGCTGCGCGACCTGTCGGACGAGGAACTGGCCGACTATCACGTGAATGAGCGCATCAACGACCGAGGCGTCCGGGTGGACGTGCCCTTGTGCGCTGCTGCCCAGGTGTACGCCGAGGCTGAGCGGGTGGAGATCGAGGCGCTGGTGCGGGACATCACCAAGGGTGAGGTGACGTCCGTGCGCTCGCCTCGGATGCGCCAATGGGTGCTGGAGCGCGTCGGCCCCGAGGCCCGCAAGCTAGCCAAGGTCACTAAGGGCGAGCAGGAGAAGGACAGCCTCGACAAGAGCGTGCGAGCTAACCTGCTGTCGCTGGCCGAGGAAGACCCCGCCGAGGTGCCGCCCGACGTGGCCGACGTGCTCCAGTGCGCCGATGATCTGTGGGCCAGCAGTGTCGCCAAGTTCGCCCGCCTTCAGGCGCTAGCGGATATCGAGGACGCTCGCGTCCGTGGGGCGTTCGTCTTCGCTGGCGGCGCTGCGACGGGGCGGGCTTCGTCGTACGGCGCCCAGGTGCATAACTTCACCCGCAAGGTGGCAGAGAACCCGGCAGCGGTCCGCGAGGCGATGGTGCGACGACATGAGATCGTGCCGCGCTTCGGCGCCAGGGTGACCGACGTCCTGCGGGGGATGCTTCGGCCCGCGCTGATCCCGGCGCCGGGGCACGTCTTCGTGGGCGCGGACTGGTCCGCCATTGAGGGGAGAGTCCACCCGTGGCTGTCGGACTCGCCTGCGGGCGAGCGCAAGTTGGACGTGTTTCGGCAGGGGCTAGACCCGTACAAGGTCAACGCCAGCGCCACGTTCGGGGTGCGCTATGAGGACGTCACAGGCGAGCAGCGTCAGATCGGCAAGGTGCAGGAACTCGCGCTAGGTTTCCTCGGTGGCGTTGGGGCTTTTGAGACGTTCGGCAGAGCGTATAGCGTGCGCGTGGCGCCCGCCGAAGCCCGCCGTGCGGTGGACGGCTGGCGGCAGGCGAACCCGTGGGCGCAGGAGCACGGCTGGCGGCTGGACGCCGCCGCCCGCGCCGCTATGCGCTCGCCGGGTAAGGAAGTGACCGCTGCTAGGGTTACCTATTATTATGACCGCGAGCACCTGTGGTACATCCTGCCGTCTGGCCGCATCCTGCGCTACCCCTACGCTCGCTTTGACGATGACGGCAGCATCAGTTACGCCAAGGCGGCGTGGAAGCCATCAGCGGACGCGACCGAGTGGCCGAGGGCGCGGCTGTGGGCTGGGTTGCAGTGCGAGAACGTTACGCAGGCAGCGGCAAACGACATCCTGCGGTCGGCGCTGCGGCGGCTGGAGGGGCGTTGGTCGGCGGTCCTGCACGTGCATGACGAAGTGGTGCTGGAGGTGCCCCGCCGCAAGGCGGAAGCCGCGCAGGAGGATCTGCTGGCGATCATGCGGGAGCCGCCGCCGTGGGCGGAAGGGTTGCCGCTCGACGCGAAGGCAGAGGTTATGGACCGTTACTGCTGAGATCAAAAAATGACAACGACTGGAGAGTTCATACGTTGGTTTTCAGGGCTGGCGCCGGAGGGCGAGACGGCGCTGTTGGTCAGACAGAAGCCGCTCACGCCGCTTCAGTATCACGCCGACGGCGCCGTCAAAGCGACGTGGCCCGCCGTCATGCCAGGGCCGGGTGCTAGGGCGATGCGCGAGGGCCAATCGTGGTATGGGAACACCGCTTCGTTCATCCTCGACCGGATGCGCGAGCGGGTGTCGGTAGCCGCCAAGAATTGCGAGTTCGTGCTGGTCATGGTGCTGGATGACGTCGGCACCAAGTCCACAGAGCCGCCCTTGCCGCCGACGTGGATCATGGAGACGTCGCCGGGTAACTTCCAATGGGGCTATGCGTTTTCGGAACAGCCGGCGAAGAAGGACTTCGCCGCCGCCATCGCTGCCATTGCCGAGGCGGGGTTCACGGACCCGGGCGCCTGTAATCCCGTTCGTAACTTCCGCCTGCCAGGGAGCGTTAACCTCAAGCAGGGGCGTGGCGAGTTTGCGGCTCGGCTGGTGGAGTTCTCGCCGTCGCGGGAATACACCCTCGATGAGATTTGCACCGCCCTCGGCGTCACGTATGACCCCGAGGCGGGCGGGAGTGGTCCAGCGCCCGTTTACGTGGTCGATGACGGCGGCGATGACGTCGCGGCGTGGCTGGTGGGGCAGGGGCTGGTGTACTCAAGGCCGAACTCGACCGGCTGGATGGGGGTCGCTTGCCCTAACGCGGCAGAGCATACCGACGGCTCGCCGGAGGGCCGTTATCACCCGGCATCGCGTTCGTTCTGCTGCCTCCACTCGCACTGTCTGCATCTGGACTCGCGGGCATTCTTGCGATGGGTGGCGGTCAACGGTGGTCCGAAACATGAACCAGGATTGCGCGAGGAACTAGTGGCGACCCGGCTGGCGTCAACGTTAAGCCAACTGCCCGAGCCGCCCGCCGAGTTGACCGAAGCCGCTGCCGCCGTGGTCGCGGAAGTGGAATTGAAAGAGCTTGGGCGCATCGAGAAGGGCCAATGGTTCGAACGCTTTGCGTATGTGCTGGCCGACGATTCCTACTATCACCTAGAGACCCGGCGCGAACTGGACCGCAGGGGCTTCAACGCCCTCTATCGGCACATAGGTTGCCGGTCCATCCATGACGGAAGGCGGGTCGAAGCAAGCGTTTGCTTCGACGAAAACCGCAGCGCAGCAGGCGGTCGCGTGCTTAGCGGCATGACGTATGCCGCAGGGGAATCGGCGCTTGTGACCAACAGCGACGGCGAGGTCTTCGGCAATCGTTGGCGCGATGCCAGGGCGATGGTCGACCGCGAGGTCGATGCGGATATCAGCCCGTGGCTGGAACTGTGCGAGCGCCTGGTGCCGGAGCGGTCAGAATTGGAACACCTATGGGACGTGATGGCGTTCAAGCTTCAGCATCCGGAGACGAAAATAAACCATGCGGTCCTTCACGCCGGGACGCAGGGTTGCGGCAAAGACTCTATGTGGGCACCGTTTCAGTGGGCCGTTTGCGGTGGCCGGGACGTCGAAGCGTTGCGAAACCATCAGAAGATGGACGTGGCAGATTTAGAGAGTCAGTGGGGTTATGCGTTGGAGTCGGAAGTGATCGTCCTGAATGAGCTTCACGAATCGGCAGCGTCAGAGCGTAGGGCACTGGCCAACCGACTGAAACCTATCATCGCGGCCCCGCCCCTGACCCTGACGGTGAACAGGAAACATAAACACCCGTATGAGGTGATGAACAGGGTTTTTGTGCTCGCATTTTCAAACTATCACGTCCCGATCAGCATTGACTCGCAGGACAGGCGCTGGTTTTGCATATGGTCTCACGCGCCGATCATGCATGACGGCGAGGGGAAAGCCCTCTGGCAGTGGTTCCGCCGTGGGGGTTTTGCCGCCGTGGCTGCGTGGCTCTGGCGCCGAGACGTGTCGGCGTTCGATGCTGGGGCGTCGCCGAAGTGGACGGATTATAAGTATTCCTTGATCGAACATTCGATGAGCCAGACTGAATCGTTCCTCGTGGGGCTAATTCGCGGGCGTCATGGCGAATTCTCAAAAGGCGCGGTCTGCGGCCCCTATGGGGCGCTCTGCGAGCGCATCCAGGCAATGGCGCCTCCAGGTGCTAAAGTCTATCAGGCTGCGCTGCTGCACGCCTTCAGCGAGGCAGGCTGGATAGACATGGGGCGTCTGGCATCGTCAGAGTACAGCACGAAGAAGCACGTCTTCGCTGCGCCTGACGTGGTGCGGTCGATGAAGAAGTCGGACATCCGCAGGCTAGTCGAAGACGTGCCGCCAGGAGCGTTGAAAGTGGTGAAGTAAAAAAAGAGGCCGACGCGAGGAGGGGGCGCGTCGGCCTTGAGTGCCCCGGGTCAGAGGGCGGAGGGGAGTCACAAGTCCAGTGTAATCACTGCGATGATAACTAGCAAGATCACGATGAGCGGCATCAAAATATGCATGGTTCGGCCCCCTCCGTGGGGTCGGGTTTCGGTAGCCGTTTCAGGATGGGAACCCAGCGTTTTAGCTTGGCGTCGTAGCGCCAGCGAGGGAATGGCCAGCTGGTGGGGATCATGATTCGGTTCCGATGTTGATCAATTGATCCAGCATGGCGCAAGGGTCAACGGCGGTCCAATAGTCTGAGCTTGCCTTCGTCGCTCGCGCCGTCGTCCGCGCCGCTTCCACCGCCCGCGCCGCCCAGGCCGTCGCTTCCGCCGTTTCTTTCGTTGCCCCTGCGGCCCCCGCCCACGCCGTCGCTTCCGCCTCCGCCCGCGCCGCCGCGTCTGCCGTTTCCACCGCCAATATCCGCCCCACCCACGCCGCCACTTCCGTCGCCCGCGCCACCGCCCCCCGCGTCGCTTCCCTCGCCGCTTCCCGTGCTGCCGCTGCGGTTCGGCTTTGGTGCATAGCTGTCCATGCAGCGCCAAAACCGTTCGCATCGGCGAGGGGCTGCAATCGAGGCAAAACTGCGCCCCACAACCAATCCAACAACGCCGCCGCCCGTTCCGCCTCGTGGTTCCGTCCAGTCTCTGCCGCCAGCGGCAGCAGTGATCGCCACCGCTCACTGTTCCTGAGGTCATCCGGCATCGCATCTTGAATGCGGATAATCCATCGACCGACAGCCGGGCTCATGCAATCGGGGATGTCATCGGTCAGACGTCCCGACAAGGCCAAGTTAATCGCTGCAATGCTGCATGGTTCTTCCGCCGTGCCGATGCCGGACCCGAGGTGTCGGCCATTAAGGTATTCGGCAATTGCTGTTTGTTGCGTAGCAGTAATGGTGCTCATAGTCCGTCCTCGCCGATGATTAGCTTGTGAACCTTGCGGATGGTCGCAGGCATGCTTTCCGGAATCGGGCGGCGCCCGGTCCACCAGTCCATTATGTGCGTGGTGCCAGTCTTTAACGCTTTGGCCGTCTGCTGCGTCCCCAGGACCTCCAAGAGGTCCCGAAGGCGCGAGCGCGTGTCGGCGTCCAACTCGACAGGCTTGTGTTCTGGCGCCGCCTTTGTGGGGGCTTTGCGGATGGGCGTGGGTGCTATGTCTTGTTTAGGTTTGTGAAAGCCTATGGGCGCCAGCGTGGCGCCGGGTCGGTAGTCTAAGCGTGCTGTTCTCATGGTCAGGCTCCCATGTCATCGAGGTAGTCGCGGCACTCATCGCGGAGATTTTCCGCCTCGGGAGTGCCCCAATCAACGCAGGCATCCAGGATGCGCCGCAGATCGGCGATCACTTGGTCCCGAGGGCCATCGCATGCGTAATGCGCCGATTCGCCGGTCAGCCCGGGCGGGTACGGATCGCGGATTTCCTCAACGATCCTTAGACTGTGCCACCCCATATCGTATAGCTCGCCCATAGCGGACTCCGCTGCATCGCGGGCTTTGAATTCGCCATTCGGGACCGGTTCCCAACGACCGTGATATCGCTGCTCGATGATGTACATGCTCGTGCTCCGGTAGGTTACCGCGCCCCGAGGGGCGCGGTCAGATGGTCGATTACGCCACGGCCCAGGACGGCAGGGGGTCGCGTTTCGCTACGTCAGTGTCATCGCGCACAGGCATCAGGACGCCGATGGCGTCCCGCCACAGATTGCCGATGAAGGCAGGATTCGCGCCGTTATGGTGGATGCGAGGGAAACTGTTCTCGCTAGCGCCAAGCGTGGAATGAATCTGGTCCCAGCGAGCGATCAAGGCAGGGTCGAATTGTTGCAATTCACCAGAAGACGTAGTGGGGAGAACCTTGCGCCAGTCCGGGAATCGGGCGTCCACGGGTGCCGTGGTGGCGGTAGTCGCACCCTCGAGGGTGATTGTCGGCGCGTGCTTCAGCATGACACCCGGACGGTCAGGGTCGGGTGCCGGTTCCGGGACGTGGACCGAGACCCGAATGGGAAGCGTAGTGCGCCCGACCTTCGCAGGCTTGACGGCCTCAAGCGTAGCGCGAGGGATGATGTACTGTCCGGGAGGGATAGCAGACTCGATGTTCTGCTGCGGTACCGGGACGGCAAGAAGCATATGGCCGTCCGTGGCCACGAGGGTGATATCGCTTTCGCGAACGTCGATGCAGGCTCCGACAAGGTAGTACCGGACGTCTCGTTTTGGTGCCGCGATCAGAAGGGCTTTGATAACGTCATGGTCGAGTGTGAACATGATTCAATTGTCCTCTAGTTGATTGACGCTGGCAGGATCGCACAGCCCGAAGCGCCCGGTGGGGGCGCTTGAGGCTAGGCGATCAGACCGCCTTGCGGAACAGAATCCAGAACGCCGCCTCGATGGACCATCCTCGCTTTTTGAGGTAACGGGCGGCTACGCTTGGGCCAAGGGATCGGGCGATGGTACGGGCGCGGGTGATTTCAGTTTGCTTCATGGTCATGTCCTCTAGGTTAGTTGAAGTGGACGGCGCCAGAGCCGTGCACTTGAATGACAACGGAACCCCGCCGGCCGGATGCATGGCCGTTGCAATGGCCGCAATCGATGCACTGCACGCCCTTGTCGGACGGACAGATAGCCTCACCCAGAGCGCGATCCGCGAGCCGCGAGACCCGGAAGTAGCGCCAGCCACGAGCGCGAGCCTGTGCAGCCTCAGCGGGTGAGTCTACGCTCGCCATGATGTAAGGGCGCAGGCTTGGTCGGATGCGCCATTGGTGCGAATAACCCGTCCAGCCGGTGGCATGACGGGTAACCGCGCGGATGGTCTGGATCGGCAACGCAGCGGGGTCACCATAGGCGCCTAGGCGCACCATTCTGTTAGTGGTGGCATCGCGGAGGGCTTGCGCGGTCGCCAGGGGGTAACCGCCGTTAATGTACGTGCGGAAGATGCTGTTCGGTGCTTGCCCGGCATTCACATAGCAGGAGCGCTTGGCGCCGGTACCATCGCCACGGTGGATGCAATCGCCACAGATGGACGCATCCGCGCCTGTCTTGATTGCGGCTACTGGCGACATGTCGCTACGGATAATCCACAGTTGGCACATATCGCCAGTCTTACGGTTCTCGGAATGCGTGGTCAGGATGGCGACGATAGGTTGCCCGTCCAGGCGGGACGGACCCTCGTAGACGATCAGGCCTGTGGGTTGTGTTTGCATGTCATTCTCCGAATGTATTTGTAGTCAAATGTACTTTGTAGCCTGGACGCGGTGCGCAGCCGGCATGTAGAGATGCTACACACTTTGCAGCATGGTGTAAAGGAGTTTACAGCCTGGGTACTCCAGACAGCGGTTGAGGTACTGTCGCGGGAAAGCGTGACAATCGAGGGGTGAGGGGCAAGTGCTTGTTTACGCGGCGCTTGCGGGTAGATTGAGATGAGCTTTGGGTTATTGTCACCCCCTAAAAAAGCAAGAGGTGAACGGTTGTTAAAATAAAAAAGTTTTTGGGTATACCCAAAGTACCCAAAACACTGAATGGCCATACAGTAGTCGGCCAGAATCGACACAAAACGGCCCCAAAAGCCGCGCAAATAGCCCTCCGCCCCTACTTTTCCCACAATGCGGGAAAACAGATACATTGCATTTGGAATGGAATATATCTGTTCAGCAGCACAGCAGATACATTGCATTTGTGATCTATGTATCTATCCGCCCGGGCGCATCGGGGCGGCGCTAGCGGGTGCGCGCAGTCGCCAGCTAGCTGCCTGGGCACTCGCGCAAAAAGATGCAAGAAACTTGTTGACAGCCTGACGGCTGCTCAACTATTATCTGCACATGCCTGCCGCGTTGGCAGGCAACAACGGAGAACAGCATGCATCCCTGGCTTTTATCTGGTGTCTGGCGCGTCGCCAAACGTAATCCTCAACAGTGCGCAGATTGCAACGTTAGCATCCCTATGCACGCAACGTACTGGGACACTAATGAGCCCATAGAGGGCCGCACGAGGGCGACGTATAAGCTGTGCATCCCTTGTGCCGACACGCTAGCGGCAGGATAAGCACCAGCCCCGTGCCGCAAATCCCGACTGCAAGACTCGTGCCACCCGGCTGGCCCTAGCAATCCGCGTGCCCGGGCGCCGTCGGCGGATCGCGTCCCGCGCAAAGCCCCCGGGTAGGGCCGGCGCCCGCCCGGTCTGGTTCAGGAGCCCCCAGACAAAATTTTTATTTTTTAATAGCAAACAGCACCTGTCTAACATTTAATAGCAACCCTGACCGCGCCACACAAACACCCGCGACTGTGGTATAAGTCGCGCATGTTCAAGAGCCTCCCTCTTACCGTCCGCGAAATCAAGGCGACTGAGGCCGTGCTGAACCGCATCTACGAGGCGGCGCGGCTGGGCCTCAAAGGCGACAGTCTGGCTTTGAAAGCCGACCTGCTGCCCGTGGAACTGCGGCGTTTGCAAGAGTTCGACCCGATGGCGCAACTGGCCGAGGCCAAAGGCCGCGCTGACGCCGAAGCGCAGTTGTCCGAAGTGATGATGAACGCCGCGCTGGCGGGCGACGCCAAGGTGGCACTCGACGTCCTCAAGCACAAGCACGACTGGGCCGCGACCCAGCACATACAGATGGACGTCAGCCAGCAGATCAGCATCCTCACCGCGCTCAAGCAGGCGGAAGAGCGCGTGATCGAGGGCGTTATAATTGACGAAGCCCAAGGCCGCGCCAACGGTCCTGGGCTTCTGACCAACCAACCGGAGACCTCGGCTGATGGCTTCCCCCATTCTGACACAAGAGCAGTTAAAGATGCTGCTCAACTACGATCCTGAAACCGGCGTGTTTACGTGGCGTAAAACAGGCCGTAACGCCACTACCGTTAGGCCCGACGGGTACGTAAAAATTACAGTGAACGGCCGACAATGCTACGCACATAGACTGGCGTGGCTTTATATGACGGATACTTTACCCGCCATAATAGATCACATTGACCGAAACCCATCTAACAATAAATTTAACAATTTACGTGCCGTAACTAGAAGCCAAAATCAACACAATAGAATTAAACAGCGCAACAATACTTCAGGGTATAAAGGCGTTGTGTTTTTCAAACGAGCTAAACGTTGGCGTGCCGCTATTTTTGTGAATAGCAAGCCTATATACCTAGGGTATTACGACACTCCCGAGCAAGCTTCAGCAGCCTATCAAGAAGCAGCTAGTAAATATCACACTCACCGGCCTAAAACATAACCATGCAACGGCCCATCTACAGCCCAGACGACGAACAGTTGCTGATGTCGCGTCTGTGGTCGCCACGGATCAAGGACGACCCTGAGGCGTTCGTGTTGCTGGCCTTCCCGTGGGGCCAGCCCAACACGCCGCTGGAGCACTTCCAAGGCCCGCGCAAGTGGCAGCGCGGGGTGCTGCGCGATCTGGCCAACCACATCCGCAAGAACCGCGAGATCCAGGCCGACGCTACTGCCGACGCCCCGGCGGTCCTCCAGGCGCTGCGGGACGCGACGGCGTCGGGGCGAGGCATCGGCAAGTCGGCGCTGGTCAGTTGGTTGATCCTGTGGATGCTGACCACCCGGATCGGCAGCACGACCATCGTCAGCGCCAACAGCGAGGCGCAGTTGCGCAGCGTCACCTGGGGCGAGTTGACCAAGTGGACGGCGATGATCATCAACAGCCACTGGTGGGAGATCAGCGCGACCAAGCTGGTACCGGCGCAGTGGCTGACGACGCTGGTGGAGCGCGACCTGAAGAAGGGGACGCGCTACTGGGCGGCAGAGGGCAAGCTGTGGTCGGAAGAGAACCCGGACAGCTACGCGGGCGTCCACAACCACGACGGCATGCTGTTGATCTTCGACGAGGCGTCTGGGGTCCCGGACACGATCTGGTCGGTCGCGGCTGGCTTCTTTACGGAGAACATCGTCGACAGGTACTGGTTCGCCTTCAGCAACCCACGGCGCAATACGGGCTACTTTTACGAGTGCTTCAACGCCAAGCGGGACTTCTGGGCGTCGCGCAACATCGACGCCAGGACGGTCGAGGGCACCGACAAGAACATCTACGCGCAGATCATCGAGGAGTACGGCGAGGACAGCCGCGAGGCGCGGATTGAGGTCTACGGGGAGTTCCCCAGCCAAGGCGACGATCAGTTCATCAGCCCGCAACTGGTCAACGACGCCTTCGAGCGAGCGCCGCACAAGGACCCCGGAGCGCCCATCGTCATCGGCGTGGACCCGGCCCGCAGCGGCGCGGACTCGACGGTGATCGCGGTGCGGCAAGGGCGCGACCTGATCGCGCTGAAGCGTCACCACGGGGACGACACCATGACGGTCGTCGGGCACGTCATCGAGGCCATCGAAGAGTACAAGCCCGCGCTGACGGTCATTGACGAGGGCGGACTGGGGTACGGCATCCTGGACCGGCTGACCGAGCAGCGGTACAAGGTCAGGGGCGTGAACTTCGGCTGGAAGGCCAAGAATCCGATCATGTGGGGCAACAAGCGGGCGGAACTGTGGGGTGCGATGCGCGAATGGCTCAAGACCGCTGCCGTGCCGCCCGACAAACGGCTCAAGATCGACCTGACCGGCCCCAAAACCAAGCCTGACAGCAGCGGCACGCTGTTCCTGGAGGCGAAAAAGGACATGTTGAAGCGCGGTTTGGCCTCGCCAGACGCCGCCGACGCTATCGCAGTCACTTTTGCATACCCCTTGGCGCATAGGGAGTACAATCCGAAGCCAAAACGGGTCGTTGCCTACCAAGGCAGCGCCGCCGCGAACTCCTGGATGGGGGCCTGACCATGCCGCTGACCAAATCCGCTAGCAAAACTGCGTTCAAAAAGAACGTAAAAGCCGAAATTGCCGCTGGAAAACCGCAAAAACAGGCGGTAGCGATCAGTTACGCAGTGCAACGCAAGGCGCAAGGCAAGAAAAAATGACGAAAGAAGAACGTCTGGCTCAAATGCGCTCGCGCCTGCGGGTGGCGCTGTCGGCGTATTCGGAAAGTCGCTCAAATGAGCTTGACGACCTCAAGTTTCTCGCCGGATCGCCGGACAACCAGTGGCAGTGGCCCGCCGACGTGCTGCAAACGCGGGGCGCGATCCAAGGCCAGACGATCAACGCCCGCCCGTGCCTGACGATCAACAAGCTGCCGCAGCACGTCAAGCAGGTGACCAACGACCAGCGGCAAAACCGCCCTAGCGGCAAGGTCATCCCCGCAGACGACAAAGCAGACCCTGAAGTCGCCGAGATCTTCGACGGTATTGTACGCCACATCGAGTACATGTCGGACGCCGACGTGGCCTACGACACCGCCTGCGAGAACCAAGTCACGTATGGCGAAGGTTACATCCGCATTCTGACCGAGTACTGCGACGACAACACGTTCGATCAGGATATCCGCATCGGGCGGGTGCGCAACTCGTTCAGCGTCTTCATGGACCCGCTGATCCAGGACCCCTGCGGCGCGGACGCAAACTGGTGCTTTATCACCGAGGACCTGCCGAAAGAGGAGTTCGAGCGGCTGTTCCCGGACGCGCAGCCGATCTCCACGCTGATGTCGCAAGGCATCGGCGACCAGGACCTGAACCAGTGGATTCAACAGCAGACGGTACGGATTGCGGAATACTTCTATGTCGTCTACGAACCGGTGAAACTGCGCCTGTACCCCGGCAACGTGACCGTCGAGGCGGGGTCGAAAGAGGACCGCGAGATCGCTGGCATGGGCCTCAAGCCGTTGCGCGAGCGCGTGGCGCAAGCGAAACGGGTTAAGTGGTGGAAGACCAACGGCTACGAGGTGCTGGAAGAGCAAGACTGGCCCGGCAAGTGGATCCCGGTCGTGCGCGTGGTCGGCAACGAGTACGAGGTCGAAGGGCAGGTGTACATCAGCGGTCTGGTGCGCAACGCCAAGGACGCGCAGCGGATGTACAACTACTGGACCAGCCAGGAAGCCGAGATGCTGGCGTTGGCGCCCAAGGCGCCGTTCATCGGCTACGGCGGGCAGTTTGAAGGCTACGAGCACCAGTGGAAGACGGCTAACGTCACCAACTGGCCGTACCTGGAGGTCAACCCTGACGCCACGGACGGGCAGGGGGCTGTGCTGCCGCTGCCGCAACGCGCCGCGCCGCCGCTGCCGCAGACGGGGCTGATCCAGGCCAAACTAGGCGCTGCGGACGACATCAAGGCCACCACGGGACAGTATGACCCCAGCCTGGGGGCCACCAGCAACGAGCGCAGCGGCAAGGCCATCATGGCCCGCCAGCAGCAGACCGACACGGGGACGTACCACTTCGTGGACAACCTCGCCCGCGCGGTGCGCTACGTCACGCGGCAGATCGTGGACCTGATCCCGAAGATCTACGACACGCAGCGCATCGCTCGCATCATCGGCCTCGACGGCGAGACCAGCATGGCGAAGATCGACCCGTCGCAACCGCAGCCAGTCAAGAAGGTGGTGGATGAGCAAGGCGTGGTGATCGAGAAGATCTACAACCCCAGCGTCGGCAAGTACGACGTCGTGGTGACCACCGGCCCCAGCTACATGACCAAGCGTCAGGAAGCGATGGACGCCATGAGTCAGATCCTGCAAGGCAACCCGGCGCTGTGGCAGGTGGCGGGCGACCTGTTCGTCAAGAACATGGATTGGCCGGGGGCCGAGGAACTGGCCGAGCGGTTGCAGAAGATGATCGACCCCAAACTGCTGGCCGACGAGGAAGACCCCGCGCTGCAAGCCGCCAACCAGCAGATCCAGCAGATGGCCGAAGAGATGGAGCAACTCCACGGCATGCTCAAGCAGGTGGCAAACAGCATGGAAGTGCAGGAACTGCGCATCAAGGAGTACGATGCCGAGACCAAGCGTCTGAGCGTGGTGCAGGCGGGAATGACTCCCGAGCAGGTACAGGAAATCGTCATGCTCACCCTGCGCGACACGATGGTGTCGCACGACATGATGCCCGTCGTGCCCGAGGCGTCGCCCGAGCAGATGGGGATGCTGGAGCAGCAAATGCTGGGCGGCGGTGAGATGGAGGCTGAAGCGCCTCAGGAGACCATGCAATGACCTGCGAAGTCTTCATGGGCGAGCTATTCCTCGCCCGCGACGTGGCGCACAGCGTCCACCTGAACACGCGCAGCTACGCCAAGCACAAGGCGCTGAACAAGTTCTACGAGGGCATTGTCGAGCTTGCAGACGCCTTCGCCGAGGCGTATCAGGGGCGCTACGGCCTGATCGGCCCCGTCGTGCGGCAGAACACCAAGAAGTCCAACAACATCGTGGACTTCCTGACCGACCAACTCAAGCGGCTGGAGGCTGGCCGCTACAAGGTCGTGCCGAAGGAAGACACGCCGCTACAGAACCAGATGGACGAGATCTTCGCGCTGTACCTCTCGACCCTCTACAAACTCCGCTTTCTCGCGTAAGGACCAGTCATGGCGACTTACAACAAGTTTCAACCGTGGGTCGAGTATCTAGTCGAAGGCGTCAACTGCGGCACAGATCAGTTTGTCGTGGCGCTGTCGAACACGCTTCCGGTCAACACCAACGCCACGCTCAGCCAGATTACCGAAATCAGCTACACCAACCTGTCGTCCCGCAACCTGACGACCGCGTCGTCGTCGCAGTCTGGCGGCACGTTTTCGCTGGACTTCAGCGACCTGATCCTAACCGCGTCTGGTGCTGTGCCGACTTTCCGTTACGTCGTTATTTACGACGACACGGTCGCTGGCGACCCGTTGGTGGCGTGGTTTGACTACGGCGCCGGGGGCGTCACCATGGCCAACGGCGACACGTTCACGCTGACCTTCAACGCCTCCGGTCTGTTCACGGTGACCTAATGAGCCTGCATCGCAACCGCGTACAGATGACGGTGTCCGGCACGCCCGGCACCGGCACGATCACGCTCAACGCAGCGACCTCTGGCTATCAGTCGTTCGGCACCGCCTACAGCAGCGCAAACGCCACGGTAGACATCCTCATTACTGAGAACACTAACTGGGAAGTCGCTCGCAACTGCCTGTACACGCATTCTGGCACTACGGTTGACCGAGGCACGTTTGAGGCGTCCAGCAGCGGCAGCGCGGTCACGTTTAACAACACCGCAATTGTCAGCGTCATCGCCACGGCGGCGAGCGGCAACAACTGGGGCTTGAACGAGATCAAGGCGGCTGTCACCGGATCGAACGTGACTGGTGTCGTCGGCACGATGCACATTCTGGATCTGGCGGGCCTGACTGCTGACCGCGACTTTGTCTTGCCCGCAACGTGCGCGGTTGGTGACCGCATTGGCGTGTTCGTTGAAGTGGGCGATGCAAGCCACGAACTGCTGCTAAAGCCGGACGGCTCGGACACGATCAACGGCGGGGCTGCCGGTGCGGAATGGAGCCGCGTGTTTATCACTGGCGAGTGCGTGATCTTCAGGTGCGTGACCGCTAATTCCGCGTGGATCGTCGAGTATGACGGGCGAATACCGTGCCAAATGTCTCTTGACTTGAGCACAAACGAATCTGGCACAAAAAACGGTGGGACGTACTACGCGCCAACATCAGTAAATGGCGTTTGGACGGTGGTCAAAAATATCGGCGATTGCGGCGATTCTTCAACGTCTCGGTTCAATGTGCGTCGAGACGGATCGTACTTGTTCACCGCTTCTTGGGGGTCAACGAGTACGCCTGCGGACCAGACGGTCAATGCAATAAGGTTTACTGACGGCACTGCGCAATACGGAGGCTGGCTATACGGTCAGGGTGCTGCTGGCTCAATACAAATGGCAACGACGCACGCGGATTTCCTTACGGTTGGCAAATACATAGAAATGCAGACAAGGTCTGGAGCCGCCAGCGCGTATGCATCGACCTCCACGACTTGGTTTTCAGCGATGGAGATTCTGTGATGAATTTGTACTCCACTCTGACTGCTATGGGGTTTGTGCTGGACGTCGATTTCGTTCTTGCGGCAAATGGCGACGGCATTATTAGCATCACATGGCTTTCTGACAAACCCCACCCCACCGACGCCGAGATCGCCGCCGCCGCGCTGCCCGCAGCCAAAGCCGCCAAGAAGCAGCAGATCAAAGCCGCAACGCGGGCCCACATCCTCGCCCGCTATCCCGAGTGGCGGCAGGCCAACCTGACCGCCCGAGCGGTTGAACTGGTCAGCCTTGGTCAGATCACCGGCCCGGAATGGAGCCAGATGCAAGCGATTTGGAACTGGATCAAAGCTACACGCGCTCGCAGCGACCTGCTGGAATCTGATGTGGACAACTGCACCACCGTCGAGGCGGTCGAGCAACTGATTATCGGCGGCTGGCCGGACTAAGGAACAAAAATGGCTGACAACATTGACATAACGCCAGGATCTGGTGCAACGGTCGCCACCGACGAGGTCGGCGGACGACATTTTCAGGTTGTTAAACCTGCTTTTGGCGCGGATGGAAACGTTACGTTTGTGTCGGAAGCCGCGCCGCTGCCCACAGTTGCCTATGGCGAGTTAGTCGAAGCTCTTGAGGCGCAGCGTTTTGCGCTTCAGGCGCTTACTCGCACTATTGGCCAAGCCATGCCCGATGTCGCAGGGCGCCTGCGTGTCGCAATTGATGCCATCAGTGCTTCGCTGACGCTGGCAACGATCACGACTGTAACGACTGTAACCACTGTTTCTACGGTGTCAAACCAGACTAACATGGGTGGTTTGAGTGCTACTGAACAGATTCCATCCCTCATGCGACTAGGCGCGGATTCTATGCGCCGCAACATCTCGGTGACCTGACATGCCCACCACTAACGGCAATCGCAAAATCCTTGACCTCAAGCGGTGGGAGTTTTGTACCCCGCTTCCAAGTGTAACAGCGGCAGCGCATTTTACTGTTTCTAGCCGCCACTACCGGCAGCAGCAAATGCTGGTGCAATCAAACACCAGCGCGTTTCTTTACAACCCATCTGAAGATGGTTGGATTCAAGTGCCTAGCCCCGCGCTTGCAGGTACGTTCGGCGCCGGGGCGTGCGGCGTTGCCGGGGCGTTTTCGACTGGAACTACGGTCGCTGCGTCTTTGCTGACCGCTACCGCAGGTACTACCACGTCTATTACGACCAACCAAACTCTTGCGCGGTATCTTAGGGGCTACAGTGTCTATTTTGTCGGGGGCACAAACGCTGGCCGACTAAAGACTATTGCATCAAACGCCATCGGAACTAACGCCGTCATCACGTTTGAAGGCGCGGCCGAGGCCGTGGCTTTTGATGCTACCAGTCAATATCGCATCATATCGCCAGTGTTTTATGTTCTTGGCGCAGGCACGTTGGCTGCGGGCAGTTTTCGAAAATACGATTTTGCTACTAACACTTGGACAACACTAGCAATTACAGGTCTTGCGGCAACCATTGGCACTGATGGCCGACTGATTAGCACCCCGGCATGGATTGACGCTGGATTTAAGTCGTTTGCGACTGGCACCGCTACGGCGGGCGGCACGGCGACGCTCACCAATTCCGCAAAGAATTGGACCGTTAACCAATGGACTAACTATCAGATTCGCATTTCCGCAGGTACCGGAGCGGGGCAAATCCGCACGATTGCTTCCAATACTGCAACCGTCATCACTGTTTCAGCAAACTGGACTGTTACCCCGGACGCTACCAGCCAGTACAGCATCGAGGGTAATGACGATTTTATCTATTTCATGGGCAACAACGCCGTTACGTTCTACCGCTACAGCATCAGCGGTAACACTTGGACGACGCTTACGCCCGGCGTTGCTCGCGGCGCGGCGCCCGGCGCAGGGGCCAGCGGTCATTGGATTCACAGCGCAACCGCTGCTGATTGGACCAATGAAAACGCCATCCTAAATGGGCGCTACATTTTCTCGCTTAGAGGGGGCGCCAGCGCCGCGCTAGATCGTTACGACATTGCAGCAAACACTTGGGCCGCAATTACATACTCCCCTGCGACCGAAACGTTTACGACCGGCACAAAGTACGCATATCTAAAAGATCGCCTTTACATTTCAAAAGAAGCTACGGGTCGCTGGTTTGCTTACGATTTCCCCGAAAATGCCATGCAACCGTGGGGCACAATGACCTACACCCAAGGTGCAGCACTTGTTGGCGATACGGCATTTGATGTGACCTACAAAGACGGAACAACGGAAATAGATTACATCTACATGGGCCTTAACACGTCCACCGTGCTGCTGCGTCAAATGGTCATTTGACGTTTCTGGTGTAGCCCATGCTTCTGCTGCTGTTTTCGCCGTCGTCACCGCCGCCATCTGGCGGCGGGATCGATGTCGGCTGGGGGTCGCAGCCTTGGGCGGCTGCGCCGTGGGCGGGAGAACTGCCCACCGCAGGCGCGTACACCCTCGCGCTCGACGCCGGCAGCTATAGCCTGTCAGGGCAAAATGTAACGCTTACGTATTTGCCTGCTGGCGGTACCGCGTACAGCTTGTCGCTGAACGCTGGCAGTTACCTTTTGTCAGGCCAAGATGTCGGCCTTACGTCGGCACGACGCATAGATCTTGATACCGGCACGTATAGCCTGACTGGCAATCCGGTAACTTTTCGCACTACGCTCAGTATACCTCTTGACACAGGGGTGTATACTTTAAACGGCCAGCCTGTTACCCTGACTTGGAGCGGCGTACCGCCAGTTGCAACGCCAATCGATACAATCATTACACTGCGTTCACTGACCGAACGCTGGAGAATGTAACTCATGTCCACCGCCGTCAAAGCAATTACTTCCTGCTTGGGCTACCAGCAGATCACCTCGCTGAGCGCATCCACGGGCCTGACCGTGCCGACGACCGACAAGAACGGTCTGAACGCCAAGCCGACGCTGGCGCTGATCGTGGCCGACACTCAGAACGTCCGCTGGCGCGATGACGGCGTGGCCCCGACCGCGAGCATTGGAATGCCGCTGGCCAAAGGCGTGACGCTGCAATACGACGGCGACCTGTCCAAGATCCGATTCATTGAAGAAGTCGGCGGGGCAGTCCTCAACATCTCTTACTACGTCTGAGGCCGACATGCCGACCACATTCAACGACGCGGCTCCGGTGGACTACGTCAAGTATTTCACGGATCAACTGCCGCAGGATCTGGCAAAGCTGGCGGCGCTGCGCGACGAACTGGCGCTGCGGCAGGGCAACATCGACGCGGTCAAGAAGACCGCTGAGATGAAAGAGCAGGCGAAGAAGGAACTGGACGAAGCGAAGGCCGAGGCCGCGCAGCTAAAGGTTGAAGCCAAGGCGGACGCGGCAGAGGCGTCCACCAAGAAGAAGGCGCAGGACGCCCGCGAGAAGGAACTGACCGCTCGCATTACTGACTTCGACAAGCAGGTGGCCGCGCAGGCCACTGCCGCCGCGCAGAAGGACAAGACGCTGGCCGACCGCGAAGCGGCGCTAACCAAGCAGACTGCGGACTTGCAGGCCCTGCAACAGAAACTCGACCGCGACCGTGCGGACCTCGACGCCCGAGTAAAGGCGTTCCAGGCGAAGGTGGCGGCACTGACAGTTTGACCGCACTGGTCCGGTAGGCCAGGGATTCTCAGGAATCAAGATGTCCGAAGAAATGGAAGTGCCAGCGGCGGAAGCCGTGCCAGAACAGGACGTAACGGCTGCGCCTGTTGCTGATGAAGTTGCGCCGGAAGAACATGCGGCTGAGACGGCTAAGACCTTCACTCAAGAAGAACTCGATGCCATCGTAGCCAAACGACTTGCAAGAGAGCAGCGAAAGTGGGAGCGCCAGCAGTCGCAGCGCCCTGCCGCCACCCCTGTTGAAGTGCCGCCCGCAGACGAATTCCCGTCTGTGGAAGCCTACGCGGAAGCGTTGGCGGCGAAGAAGGCTCAAGAGCTTCTTCAGCAACAGGAAGCGGAACGGCAGCGTCTGGCTCTGCTGGATGCCTATCACGAACGGGAAGAAAAGGCGCGGGAGCGGTACGACGACTTTGAACAGGTCGTCTACAACACCCGTCTGCCGATCTCTAACGTGATGGCTGAAACGATTCAGTCTTCTGACATTGGCCCCGAGATTGCGTATCACCTCGGCTCCAATCCGAAAGAAGCTGAGCGCATCTCCAAACTCTCGCCGCTGTTGCAGGCTCGGGAGATCGGCAAGATTGAAGCCAAACTGGCTGACAATCCCCCGGTCAAGAAGACAACGAACGCGCCCCCGCCGATTGCGCCTGTCAGCGCACGGGCAAGCGGTGCTCCGGCTTACGACACCACGGACCCTCGTTCGCTGAAAACGCTGACGACGAGCCAGTGGATCGAGCAGGAGCGCCAACGCCAGATCAAGGCGTGGGAAGCCAAACAGCGAACGCGCTAACCCTTTGAAAGGAAAGAAAACGTGTCGAATTCATTGCTCACAATCGACATGATTACGAGGAAGGCTCTGGAGATTCTGGAGAACAACCTCGTAATCACCCGCAACGTCAACCGCGCTTACGATGACAGCTTCGCCATCGAAGGCGCCAAGATCGGCTCCAGCCTGCGTATCCGCCTGCCGGACCGCTCTCTGGTGACTGACGGTGCCGCTCTGCAAGTGCAGGACGTCAGCCAGCAGCAGGTCACCCTGACCGTGGACAGCCAGAAGCACATCGGCGTGAACTTCACGACCGCTGAGCTTACGATGTCCCTCGACGACTTCGCCGACCGAGTGCTCAAGCCGAGGATCTCTCAGCTTGCGTCCAGCATCGACGCTGACGTCGCCAACGCCTACAAGAACATCTTTAACTCGGTCGGCACCCCGGGCACCACACCCGCGACCTCGCTGGTCCTGCTCCAGGCCCAGCAAAAGATGAACGAAGCGGCGGCGGTTGCCAGCCCCCGTTACCTGACCGTCAACCCGGCTGCGAACGCCGGTCTGGTGGAAGGCATGAAGGGCCTGTTCAACCCGGTCAGCACCATCTCCCGTCAGTTCAAGTCGGGTCTGATGGGCGAAGGCATCCTCGGCTTCGAGGAGCTGGCCATGTCGCAGTCGATGAAGGTCCACACTACGGGCGACTGGGGCACGGCGATTGAGGTTGACGGCGCCCCGACCGCGCAGGGCACGTCCCAACTGGCCATCACCTTTACGGGTTCTTCAAAGACTTGGAAAGTTGGCGATGTGTTCACCATGCAAAGCGTTTTTGCGGTCAACCCGCAGACCCGCGAATCCACCGGCTCGCTTCAGCAGTTCGTGGTGACCGAGGATCTGACGGGTTCTTCGACCGGCACCCTGAAGTTCGCCCCTGCGCTGTACACCGCTGCGCACCCGCTGGCTACCGTTGACGCTTTCCCGCTCAACGATGCCGACATCACGATGCTTGGCTCGGCTGCGTCGCAGTACCCGCAGAACCTCGCCTATCACCGCGACGCCATCACCTTCGCCACCGCCGACCTTATCATGCCGCAAGGCGTCGATATGGCCTCGCGTCAGGTCCACAACGGCATCTCCATGCGGATCGTGCGTCAGTACGACATCAACAACGACCGCCTGCCGTGCCGTATTGACGTTCTGTACGGCTACAAGGTGATTCGTCCCGAAATGGCCGTCCGCGTTTGGGGGTAAACCATGTCCTACACTAAGCCTATCGGCGTAGCCTACGAGGATCAGGATCTTGACGATGCCACCATCGGCAAGGCTCCTGCCCTTGGCGGCAAAGTCGGGTTTTATGGCCAGACGCCTGTCGTGCAGCGTGCTGCGTCGATCCAAGCGGCGTCCGTTGTGTCCGCATCATCTGTGATGAGCGCGGCCTCCAAAGTTGCTGAATTTGCGGCTGAAGTGGCGGCTACCCTCACTGCGCTGGGCCTGTGGAAAGGCTCGGCCTAATAGGAGATTTGAAACATGGGACTTCCAATGGTTGGTGATGGGTACCAAGTCGGTGATGGCAATACCGCTGAGGGCCTGAAAGTCGGCGTTAG